ATCATGATCGCCGCCGCCGTCACGTCACTCTTACTGCACCGGCACTTCCAGATCCTGCGCCTTCGGCTTGCCGTTGCCCTTCGCGGATGGCACGACCTTTTCGCGCCGCGCAGTTTCTTCCACGAACCACTGATACAACTCAGCGGAATCTTCGTTGAAGAATGCCGGGTTCTGCAACGCAGCCTCTTGCGCCGCGCGACCTTCGGTGCTCACGAGTCGCACGAAGTTTTTGTCCTTGGCGTCCACTACCGAGAAGCGGCCATACTGTCCGCCCTTCTGGGGGCGGTAGTCGCCGATACCGACGATGAGGCCAGCGGCATCCATCAGGTTGACGATCTGCTCTGCGCCGATCAGCGATCGGATGTAGGAGATTTCAACCTTGCACGCCCACTCCGGCAAATACGCACGCGTGCGCACGTCAGGAGTTCGCGCCATGTCCGAGCTTCGCACCATGTCCATGCCCAGCGTGGGCACGCCATAGATGTTGATCTGCGTCGAGACGACGCCGACCAGACGCAGGATCTGTGCCTTGGTGGCGCCGGGGAGATCGAGCGCAGCCGCAGCCAGCGCCTTCGAGAAGGCGCCTGCCGGGTAATGCAGCGCGGTTGGTTCGCCTTCCGAGCGGTTGCGATAGCAACACTCACGGAATTCGTTCAACGGATCGTGCTTGAGGCTCTCGGCTTTCGCCGCTGCGTTCTTCTTCGCGGCGGGGAGCAGGAGCTCCTGCCATGCCTTGAACGCGAACCGATGCATGATCATCGGCGAGGCGCCGAGGAGGTGCACCGTGATCGTATCCGGCTCGATCTTCTTGATCTGAATCACGTCATCGCCGTCCTTGGTCTTCGTCTTCACAGCCATTTGGTCTCTCCACGTGGGGGATCTCCGGGGCGTTATTGCTCCGGCAACTTCATGCAAAGTGGCCTCTACGGCTACCATATGCAATAGGGCTACTAGTTTTTTATCGTGAACTTTTTTTAAGGATGGATTCGGACGTGGTGGCTAGTGTAGACTCGAGACTTCCTGTATCCTGAAGAGTCACCATGGCCACAAGCAAGAGAAAAATTCGCGACGACGGACTCCGGCTCGCCGTTCAGGCCGCCGGGTCGCGCTATCAACTGGCGAAGGCACTGGGCATCGGACTGCCGAGCCTGACGCGTTGGCGCCAGATCCCGCATGCCCGGGTGATCGAGATCGAGAGACTGTTCGACATCGATCGTGAACGACTGCGGCCCGATCTGTATCCACCGAGGAAGACCGGGACGTGAGCCAGCACATGATGTGCAGGTGTTGCGGACAGCCGTTGCCGCCGCAGGAAAGGGCGGGCGTTCACTTACCAGCAAAGAAAGCGGCGATCTTCGACACTATCGATCGGCATCCGGGAATCACCGCTCTGGGTATCATTGCGAATTGTTGGCCGGACAAGATGTCAGTGAAGGTAGTTCACTCGCATGTTGCGCAGATCAATGATCTGATGGCCGGGACCGGAGTAAAGATCAGAGGGGAAAAGCGCGGCGGCTGGAATGAGCCCGGCGGCTATCGGATTATACGAAGGAGCAAACGACGATGACCGAAGACAAGGATCTGTTCGGCAACCCGCCACCACCGAAGCGGGGCGACGCCTACGCACGCGGTACTGACCCGAGCACCTCGCAAGAGGCGGCGCGACGCGCGAGCTACGCGGCAACCAAGCGAGAGGCGATCGTGTACAAGGCTGCGTTCGAGAACGGTGGATGGATGACCACGCTGATGCTGGAGGCGGCGACCGGAATCAATCGATGGAGCATCTCGCCGCGACTGAAACCGATGGCGAGGAAGAAGCTGATCGAGCGCGCGATCATGGTCGGCATCAACTCGCTCGGCAAACCGGCTAACCTGATCCACATCCGCGCCAAGAGGCGAGAGAAAAAGACATGAGTGAGGATAAAAAGACGAACGCTCACTACGATGCAGACGGGCATTTGATCCACGACAACTGCGCGCTCTGCGGCAAGGGCGATGCGCCGTTCGGCATCGGTGTCTATCTCCGCAAGGGTGAGCTAGGCATGTGGTTCTGTCGCGCCTGCAAGCCGAGGCCGAAGCAATGAGCAAGACGAAACCGATGACCAGTTTCGAGATCCTCGGCTATCTTCTCGGCCAGTTCGGTGATGGCAAGATGACGCGCGAAGTTTTCTGGAAAGAAATGAATGCGCGTGGCTACACACAAGGCGACATCGACAAGTGGTGCGCCTCCTTTTACGAACTCGAAAACAAGAAGGATCAGGACAATGAAGCACGAAGAAAAGAGACCGAAAGTCGGACCGCGCGAGGCGCAGTTGCGGGCGATGCGCGAGGCGAGGATCGAAGCGAACGAGAAGATCGTCGCGAAGAACGTGAAGGCGATGAACAAGGCGTTCAACGTCAAGGGGACGCCACACAAGACCAAGACGCGCGGCAAGAAGACGGTGGTGACAGTGAAGCGCGGCAGAACTGGGAGATAATTGACGGCGAGATCTGGATCACGCTGACGCAGGGCATGATGGACTTCGTTGACCCGATCGCCGAGCGGCAGACACTAGCGCGGATCAGATCAGGCGCCCGGCAGGGCAACGGCGGTCCGGAGGGCGAGGCGTCTATTCCTCTCCGTGTCCAGCAAGCGAAGAACGGGTTACGTGCAGAGGCGATCGCGCGTAGATTCTTTGGTACGGCTGTGCCGTGGTCGATCATGAGCGACCAGTGGGGCACGCCAGACTTCTCGGACTTCATCGACGTTAAGAGCCGGATGAACCCGCGCTACGGCATGCACATCAAACCGAAGAACGATCCGCAGCGTGCTTACCTGATGGTGTGCGGCGTCCATCATCCGCGTTGGCGTATTGTCGGTTGGTGTTGGGGCCATGAAGCGCGCGACAAGGGCGAGTGGATGACGTTCGGTGAATCGGGTGATCCGTGCTGGATCGTCAACGAGGATAATCTGATCATGCAAGATCCGTTTGTGCTGCGCGAGATGGCGCTAGCAAGGAATATCGAATGAAATTTTCTGGCCGGGTGTTGGCACTCGATATTGCGACGGTGACCGGTTGGGCTGTCGGCGCCCCGGGGGAGGTGCCGGAATTCGGCAGCGTCCGGTTCGGCAAGAAGGGCGCCTCTCGCGCGGAGACTTACAGAGCATTCAGGACGTGGCTGGAAGATAAATGGAATGTTCGCGGTGCCCAGCCAGAGATGATCATCTATGAATCGCCGCTGGTGCCGTCGTTCGCAGCCGGGAAAACAAATATAGATACGCTGCGGCTTCTGTCCGGTCTGTGCGAAAACTTGGAGGAATGGTCGCTCGGCAAGTTTGAACTTCACGAAGCCACCGTTAGCAAGGTTAGGGTGTTCTTTATTGGCGGAAACTACAAGAGCCGCATCGCGAAACCTTTGGTGCTGGAGCGATGCAACGCGATCGGCTGGCCGTGCACGACAACGGATGAAAGCGACGCCTGTGCGTTGCTGGCGTTTCAACTCGCGAGATTGCGGCCTGATTTGTCGGTCGAAACAATGCCGCTGTTTTATCGTCCGCTCTCACCGTGAGCGCGGAGATTCAATATCTCGTGGCTCATCGAGAGCGATGACCACATATCGTGGTCAATCGCCCTCGTGGGCAATGTCCCCGATATTTTTCGGGATGACGATTCCGGGTTGACGGAGTCGGCGACTCGGCGCTCAGATATGCGCCGCTGAAAAGCGAAACGGCCCCGCTGCTAACGGGGCCGCTCTAAAATCCGACGAACCTTGTGTGGCAAGGCGCGGATGTCTTGTGCGCGAACATACAACAGTTCCGCACTAAACATCAACTCCCCACACACTTCAAGGTTTCGGGTTCACGCGCGATGGGTCGCTCCCGTCGTTTGGAGACGCCTGTCCCGCCGGGGAATTGTCCCGTTTCCCGGCGCAGGCGGAGCTATGTCCGGTCGCGTTCGTCTCGCGCGCCCGCCTCTTCTTTCTTTCTTACTTACTTCTCTCAACGGGGAGGAGAGAGAAAAGGAAGAAAGAAAGAAAACAAGAACTTACAACGATAGAATCTTACTGAAGCCGCGCGTAGCAAACGATGTGCCAGATTGAAGGAGCAACTTAAAAATGAGCGAATACGTGGTCTACTTTGACGGATGTTGTGAGCCGCAGAACCCGGGCGGAGCGATGGGCTACGGCGTGGTGATCTACGACGCCGACAAGCAGAGGGTCTTTCGGAAGGCTGGCATGGTCGCAGCCGCGAGCACGAACACGAACAACGTGGCGGAGTACATGGCTCTCAACATCGCCCTCGATTGGTTCATCGAGCGCAGTCTGGAGGCGAGCCCGGTCCTGATGCGCGGTGATTCGAAGCTCGTGATCGAGCAGTGCTTCGGCAACTGGCGGATCAAGAGTGGCGCCTATGTCCCGTTCGCTCATGACGCGAAGGAGAAGCTGGCGAGGTTCACGTCGGTCAACGGTGAATGGATCAGGCGTGGCGATAACGATGAAGCGGATGAGCTCTCGAAGGAGACGCTCCGTGATGCCGGAATCCAGATCACGGAGCGATGATGGACACCGCCTTCAACTTCGATGAGCTTGTTCGGATGGTTGGCGCGGCACGTCGCGTCGGCAACAAATATCATCTGGCCTGTCCGCTCTGCGGCCCGGAGTGCCGCAAACCATACAATCGTCGGCGCCGGACATTGGCGATCCTGCCGCATGACGATGGCAGCGACGGCTATACCTACATCTGTGCGCGGTGCACGGCCAAGGGCTCGGCCTTCCCCAGCAAGAACGGCAGCAGCAGGCCGCCGGTCAAGTTTGTGAAGGCACCCGAGCCAGACAAGGCAGAACTGGCCGCGCATCTGTGGGGCCGCGCTGTGCCTCTGCGGGGCACGTCTGCCGAATTGTATCTGCGCCGCCGTGGGTGCCTGATCGACACGCCCAACATCCGGTTCTTGAAGGGTGAGGGGCGCCACCACCATGCGATGGTTGCCCGGTTCTCCAGCCGTGATGGCAGCACGCGCGGCATCCACCTGACACGCATCACTGCGGACGGCAGCAAGGCCGATGTCGAGCCGGTCAAGATCATGCTGGGTCCGTCAGCGGGCTGGCCGATCATCGTGGCTGGCGGCGAGGGTCATCTGTTCATTGCCGAGGGTATCGAGGACGCGGCAACGATGGCGCTGGCGGCAGGCGGGACCGCGTGGGCGGCAGGAGCGGCTGGCCGCATTGCGCAGTGCCTGCGCCGTGCCAAGGGCTTCACAGAGATCGTTGTGGCGGTGGACGCCGATCCGGCTGGCCAGCGCGCACTGGAGGCGGCGCGCGCGGTGAGACCGGATCTGATCGCGGTGAGGTTTGTCGATGGCCTCGACGCGAACGCGACGTTGCGTCTGCACGGTCTCGATGTTGTGCGTGAATGTATCCAAAAGCAAAGGAGCAAAGCTGATGCCGCGTGATCCATTCGAAGAATTCGGAAGGCATCTCGATCGCCATCTCGACAGCATGCCGCTGCACTATCCAGAGGCGCTGGTGAAACTGATCGACGCGATGCGCGATTATCTGCGCTCCAATGAAATGCTCGGGCGCGAGTTGCTGCACGAGGAAGCGATCACGCGCGAGCAGTTCGAGCGGGGCATGAAAGAGGACGCGCCGTTGCGCGAGTGGCTCAAGGCGCACGAGGAGCACGAGCTCGATCCCAGTTTGCACGGTACGATCAAGGAGCAACGTCGATGAACGAAATATTCAAGGTGATCGACGGCTTCGAGCGATACCAGATCGGCAACTGGGGCAGCGTATTCAGCACAATCAGGGCGACGCGGTTCTTGAAGTGGACGATCAACA